TGTGATCTCAACGAAAATGTTGGGATCAAAGAAAGTATATCGTAAACAGTTGGGAGCGATAGCAGGATGTGGTTTAGCCATGTCCAGCGGAACACCCTTATTCCAACAATTTTATACCTGGATGGGCAGAGGAGCCACACCATGGGTTCCTTGTATGGGCGATTATTACTATAAGTATCGTCAGGAACTGATAGATGGTATGACCTATAAGCAACGGGAACCGACTATGAAGGAGAGGATAAGTTTTTACTTTGCTCATGACATTACACCGTCAGAGCAAAAACTGGTTGAAAATTACTACCAGTGCTTAGCCGATCCATTGTGGTCAAAACCTGTAATTGATCCGGAAAGAAACATTGATTCTGTTCAGTATTTAGTTGAACCAGAGCAAGAATATAAGCGTTTGTCGTGAACTCAACGACACTTGGGCAAAAGCCAAGAGAAAAAGGAGCCAGAGACGGCTTAGTAGTCCCCCAGAAGGAAAACTGGGAGCATTGGAAAACCCGGCAACCCACCGTGATGAGGTAGATTAGCCAAACAGGAAGACGTTTGGACCTTACGAGGTTGAGCGCACATGGGCATTAATGTCCTGGTGTTAGCGATTACGGATAGAAGTTGCAATGTACCCTTAGCAACATCTAAACGCCTAACACGAAAGGCGGAGCGCTATTTAGCGCAGGGGGCCAGCCCGAGTGCCGCCTTAAGCTGTTGAGAAATAGCAGTAGGTTTGGGCTGGAGGGTAATCGCGAGCAATAGACTAAGGTATCTTTGCTTGTTAAATTTTAGCCTTACTAGAAACACAAGAAATAAAAGAAATACAAATAGATCTCAACGAGTTTCTACACCTGTAGCAACAGGGTTGAGAACGTCTGGGGGCAGGCCCCAGACAACACCAGCAGGAGCTGGAGCAACACGAGTTCGACACCGTGAATTCATAAAGAATATTACGTCAGATTACACAATTCAAAATGGAGTTTTGGAGCTTGGCATCAATGCAGGAGACACAGAAATGTTTCCGTGGCTGTCAAAACTTGCTAATGGATATGAACGTTACTGTGTAAATAGCATGACAATTTCTTATGAACCATTTGTTAGCACATTGGAGAGTGGAGCTGTGATTATGCAGGTTGACTATGACCCCGCTGACGAGCCACCTATATCTAAGAGCAGTATGCTCAACAGTCTAGGTGCTACTCGTTCAGCCGTGTGGATGAAGTCTTCCATGCCTTTGAATCGAAAAGAGTTGAGTTATGATGACCATCTGTTTGTCAGACACTCGACACGAGCGGGTTTCACTGAAGATTTAAAACTCTATGATGTTGGCACGGTGTTCGTAGCACTAACGGATGTACCAGAACCAGTCACCAAGTCCTATGGTGAGGTTTGGGTAACTTACGACGTTACCCTGATGGTACCAGCTTTTCACAAACAAGAGCCGGATGTATCAGAGACCTTAAGGGTCCCAGCCAATTATAACAACATATTAGGTGCAATTGGTACACAAAATCCACCAACGTTAGTGCCAGGTAGCTCAGTGAACTTTGTAACAGCAGATGATGGAAAGGGACAAACTGCAATTACGTTTAATGAACCGTTTACCGGTATCATAAACTTTGAACAAACAGGTTATGCCGATGATGATTTAACACACTTACAATTGGAGGCAACTACGGAACCCACTGATGGGTGGATCACAAAACTAGCAAGATTAGGCGGAATGGCTGCTGATTATATACTTTTCGATAATAAGTGGAAATACTTTTTGGAAGTCGTTGCAGATGCAGGCGATAGTTTAGTATTTGATGCTATAGCAGTCGGAGCCGGTGATCTAACCACTTGGTTTGGTGATATTGCAATGTCTTTGTCTCCTTACGCGGAGGCTTTGATGTTGCCATTAATTGGATTAGCACGAACAGACCAATTTGAAATATCACGTCGTCTACAGAGCCCTGATAAACGTAAATTAATAGCAGCAAGTGAGGTAGTAAGCAGAGAGGATTGGATTCAACAAAAAAAATCTCCGGGAAACAACCCAAGAAATAGTGATGGCGGACAGACACCGCCGAAACAAATGTGGTTCGATCAACCAGCAAAGGAAACCAGATCACACACCTAAATATATATAAAAACAAAAT